AGATCAAGCGGTTTTTGTGCTTGACCATGATGTCGCGAACATACTGCTCGGCTTTCATTTTTGGTAGATTGCCAACATCGATTGAGAAGATACGACGCTCTGGCGCACGAGAGATACGGTAGATGACGGTAGCGTCTTCTAGAATACGAAGCTGGTTAAGTGGCTTGATTGCTTTGTGTAGATAGCCAAGGACGATTTTATTATCTTTATCGACCACACCAGATGTGACGTGAACGATTGAGTCCTTGGCGATCTGTAGACCCTGATTGTCCATACCCGTAGCAGAAGCGCCTTTGAAGCCGCGTTCATTATACATGTAGAACTCTGAGTCTGTTACGTTGGTGTAAATCTGACCTTTACGAACACGCTTGACTGGACGGATCTTTCTGATCTTACGTGGGTCAATATAGCGTAGTTCTTTGATGCCTGAACGAGGATCATTGATGTCGATCATCACATGGTAGTATAGACGACCATCAACGTACCAACGCTTGAAGATTTCGTAGCCGTAGTTATTAAAATCAAATAACCCTGAAACTTTTTCCCATTCTTCCGAGATACGCTGTTTGATATTGTCGGCATATTCTATATCGTCTAGATTGATTTCGACAATCTTTTTATTGTCTTCTTTGACAATCGCTTCCGAAACGATATCATTAACCGCCAGTTCTACTTCTGGCTGAATAGACATTTCGCGATACTTGGCAACGATTTCGGCTTCAGTCCTAGCAGAACCTTCTAAGTCGAGATACGTACCGTAAGTACCACCAGCAGAAACAACTAGAGCCCCATCATCCGTCTCTCTAGGAGCAAATGATGGGATGTCTAGTTGTTCTTCTTCTCTCTTGAATTCCCAACCAAATAACTTTACCATAACAATCCCTTAGTAAACCTTTACAGTCTACTTATATTAGTTACCGCCAGCAATACCTGTAGTGCCGCCAGTTACTTCCCACCAATCGTACATGAATGTTACGCGGAACTCTTCGATCTGATCTGTTGTGTTCCAATCTAGATCGATTGCAGAAACATCAGCAGGATAGATACCATGAAAAGTATATTGGCGAATAGCCGCGCCTGTCTTGCTATATTGTGTCACAGTAGCATCTGATTTATATGCGGCCGGTGATGAAGAACCGATAGTTCTTAGGTTGCCCTGAAAGCTATTGATTTGATTTGACCACTGTTCCATCGCATTACGAACAATAAAGTCTTCATCATTGATTACGGTTACTGTCCAATCCGCATATGTACGGTCACCCGCAAGATTAATCTTACGACCAAAATAAGGAACTTGAATGTTTCCCAATCTTGCTTCCGGAATAGAAGATGCTTTTATCATGTAAGGCACCTTAGTATTCGAAATAGACAAAGCTGGATTGTTGAACTGAACACTGAATAGTGATTGACGAGCGCCACCACCAACCAGTTGTGCTTTAATATCGTTAACGCTAAAGGTCATTGATTATTCTCCTATTTTATCTTGTTAGCTTTAGATAGCAGCCGTAATCTCATTGAAGTCAACACCTGTTCTTACCGCAACGAAGTTCAACTGGATAAAGTTGATTGAACGTGCTGGTTTGATATAGATGTCGCCTACAAACTGATTAGCATCGATAACTGCTGGTGTGTTATTTGTTGAGTCACAAACAACTTGGAAAGCAGTAATGCCCTGGCGGCCTTGTACCTGTTGCAAGAATGGTGTAACAATCGAAACGAACTGTGCTTGTGTAAACGAGTTGTTGAACTCGAATAGCAAGTTCTGTGCAGCCTGTGCGATTGTCTTTTCAAGAATAATGAATAGACGACGAACGTTAATACGATCAAACGCTGATGGGTTTGCTAATGTCTTATCGCCGTATAGGATTGTTCCTTGACCTGGAAAAGTCACAACTGGATTAACGCCTAGTGGATATAGAACATCGCGATCTGTCTTGGTTGGATTGTAAGCAAGCTTGACAATATTCTTGATCTGACCACGATTGAAACCAGCAGGTGACCACCATGGATCTTTAGTCGTATCAGTATAGACGCATAGACCAGCAATGTCGCCATTTAGTGGAACATAACGGTATACGTCATTGTACTTGTCGTACTGATATTTGTAGCCAGAATCCATGACACCATATGAAGATGCTGTTAAGCCAGCACGGAAGCTTTGAACAGAAGCAAGTTCATTACCTACGTTGTTGACAACTGATGAAGCATTTGGTGAAATGAACACAACGCAGTCCATACGTGGCTGAGCAATGTTCTGGATTAGATAGTTGCCAAGTAGCGTTCTATTTGTTTCGTCTGACTTACCAGTCAATAGAAGCGAGATTGAAGCACGCTCTGTTGACTTATAGAGGTCATAAGCGGCAGTGATTGCCCCGATGTTTGTACCAACGTTGCTTTCTGAGAAGCCGTCTTGACCACCAGCAAATGCGATAGATGTAGGAACAACATCGGTCAATGTTGTCATATTCGCTGAAGTGTTTGCATATGAGGCAGTTGGTAGATTTGTTACCCAAACATAGTTTGAGTTTTGATTTAGAATGTTGAGATAGTAGTTGGTTGCACCATCAACAGTCTTAGAATCTGTAGCGCGTGACATTCCCTGGAATACTTCTAGGATCTGCCCTGGAACGCCAGTGAACTTGCCTAGTGTATCTGTGACAACAGCATGGATCTGATCAACAGCAGCACTATTGCCATAGTTCTGACCGTAGTAAGAAACCGCCGGCGCACCAGTTACAGAACTGTAATACTGCCATAGACGACCAACGTTACCTGAAACGTTCCAAGGTGTTGAGATTGTGTATGGAGTATAGAATGAAAGGTTTAGGAACTCTTGTGCAGCTTTGATTGTTGCTGAACCGGTTGATCCTGTGAATGCGCTTGATAGAACAACTGATGTTGAACTTGGAACAGAAACGATTGTGGTGTTGTTAGCAAGACCAGCAATAGAAGCACTTACAGAGTAACCAATGTAAGCATTTGTCATTCCGCTTAGACCAGTAACAGTGTTTGACGAAGCAGTGAATGTTACGCCAGCATTGATTACTAGTGCAGGAGCAGTGCCCTTTGAAGCAACCTGTAGTGTCTGTGTACCGATTGTTGTATTACCAATTGTGATCCAGTCACCAACTGTTAATGCTTGATATGCAACATATGAAGCTAGGTTAGCAGCAGCAGTAGCAGCATTGATGATGGCTGAAGTATCGTTGAATGAAAGTACAGCAGTATTCGAGTTGAATGTGAATGTTGTATTTGAGATATTCACCAAGTTTGATGAATATGCGTTAGCAGTATCAACCGTTGAGATTGTAAGGCTGCTACCGATTGCACCTGGATACTTTGCAGTATAGAGGTATGTTGGATTTGAAGAAAACTGACCATTGTTTGCAGCAGTATTATATGCTGTCTGGTTTGTGATATTGAAGTTTGCGTTAACGTTCGAACCCCAATACGTATTACCAGCAACGTTAGCAACAATAGCGCCACTTGTATCAGCGATAGCACTAAATGTACCATAACCGTCAGTTGTAGTATCTGTTGTGTTAGCAGCGCGACTTACGTATAGTGAGTTACCATAAGCAAGGAAGTTTGCGGCTGTGAAAAATGTTTCGGCGTTTAGATTGGTTGGTTTACCAAAACGCTTCCATAGAGTTACTTCTGAATCAACTAGAACTAGCTGACCGATTGGACCCCAACGAAACACACCAGCAATAGCGCCAGTTGTGGTCGAAACGACAGGTACTGTTGTGGTTGCATCGTATTCGGTAACGCTTACGCCTGGACTGACTTGAATTGCCATTGTTATCTCCCTTATCGCAAAAACAGGTTATGATTATGATTGCTTTGATTGTATTTATAAAAAACTAATACTAGATGCTACATCATCAACCACTGTCTGAATGACGATTCGAAATCATCACCTGCATTGGGATCTTCCCATGCTTCATCAACATAACCAAATGGCACAAGATTTTCTTCAATAAGTCTCTGGTTGTTGGCCAAAACTTCAAGTCTTGCATCGTTGTTGCTTAGTTCTTTGAAATAGTCTTGATGTACTAACCAGGAAAACAAAACACAACACATTACGAGGTCATCATGACTTCCCTCTTCTGCTTGGTACTTAGCATTGTGTTCAACAAAGCGATACATTTCTTGAAGAAGATCATAGTCATTGATTATCAGTTTATCATTCTCAACCAAACTCTTAAAGTTGGCACAACCAATACGCTTGACTTGTGTTGTGGTTCGAACACCCATAGCAAAACGAACACCGCCCATAGTGCCGCCGATCTTCTGGCCAGCGCGACCTTTAGTCTTTGTTGACAGTACGTTTTCATATTCTAGATCGTGCTGTAGAATGTCCACCACCTGTTGACCGACGTCATTGATTTCAACTAGAACATATGCATTATTGTAATGTCGTGATACGTTATAGATGATTGTAGGATAAACGAGAGATTCGATTTCATTATTACGATATTTTGCCACTACTCGATACGGTACGTCTGTGATATCAAAAACAATAAAAGCAGAATAGTCAATACCAGAACCACGAGACGTATCAACCACAGTTGCATATACACGAGACTCATCCACATCTTCGTACATGTCCACATCATTGTTTGTTAGGATAGGATCAATATACGTAAGTTGTGCTAGTTTGTTGCCATCAATCAGTGTATTAGATGAACCTAGAAACTCACAACAAAACTCCTGTCGCCACTGACGTTCACTGGTGTTTTTGATATATTCATCTTTGAAATCCTCATCTCTTCCTGGAACATCACTCCAATGAACAGAGCAGCGAACGTAGGTGTTGCGCCCTTGTTCTGAATCCGACCACAACTTATAAAACAGATTCATCCCATTTGGTGTTGATGTGATGATAACTTTAGTTGTCTTACCAGATGTTACTGTAGGATAGACCGAGGCGAAGAACTCTTCTTGAATATTATTAGGAACGAATGCAAACTCATCAAGTACGAGTAGAGAGAATGTTTTACCGCGAACAGCAGAACCGCCAGTTGCGGACGCAAGAGCCTTCGATCCATTTTCTAATTCAATATCACCTTCATTCCAGCGTTTAACACCCTGTTGCATCCAATCAGGAAGATGTTCAAACATAAGTTTAACTCTACTCAATATTTCTCGGGCTTGAGCATCTTTGTTGGCAAGAATCGCAACCTGATAATTTTGATTGAAAAGCATCTTATGTAATATATAAGCACAAACTGTTGTTGTTTTTCCGACCTGACGGGGCATTTTGGAAATTACAAATCTATTTTGTTCAAATGTATTAATCATGTTCTCTTGAAATGGCCAAAGACCAAAGTTCATAAGACCGTGATCAACATGAACAACTTTACAATAAGTTTTAATGAAATATATTTGATCTTCGGAGCATTTTTTAAACTCCTTGACTTTTTCTATGTCCCATTGAATAGGAACATTTATTGCTTTGAGGTTGATATTGTTGTTATAATAATGTGACATATCAATTTAAAACTTTTTTCTTTGGATTCATAGGATTGCCTAATAACCAACCTTCAGGTTGTTGTCCTACAATATATTTTTTCATCACTTTGTTGTTTAATCCATCCCAGTAACATTTTTTACTAGGTCTTTCGACACAACTTTATATATCTGTAATACCTCATTACATAATGACGATTGTGTTTTTTGGTTATAAGTAGATTAAATATTTCCATGCTGATGCTCCTATTAGCGTTAGAGTGGTTGGAGATTGCCGTCTCGTGAACCACATAATACTTATGTTTTAATCTCCTCTAAGCAACTTATGAAGTTCTGCTGTAGAACCCACAAATAGGTTGTTAGTTACATTACCAGTAGTCTTTTCTGCTTCTTCTGGTGTTTTGTCCATCTTCTGGATCTCTTTGACTTGCTTGCTTAGATTCAAAAGCTTCTGGTTAGCTGTCACCAAGCCGTTTACCAGCGTACCAACAACTTCGTATGCAGATGCCGACTGAGACTGCTTTGCGAACTCCAGCATGTCGGTGAGTGCTTCCTGACCAGCTTCGATGATGTCATAAAGATTCTTACGTGCAAAGTCGTAATCGTTCTCTGCATTGGTTTGCGTTTCGTCTTGAACAAGAATAGCCTGTGTAGGCAACTTCTTTGTCGGAAACCCAACCGAGTCATTCATTGGGCTAAGGCCTAGTTTTTGTGAAATGATTTGATTATTCGCTATGTTCATAGATCACCCGATGTTTGTAAACCAATCTTTTATGTAACCATAGTTGCTGTTAGCTTCAATCTCTGATACAGGAATAGAAATGGAAGCATTGCTTGTTGGATTTCCATTCGCATCCAGACCAGGAGTAATCTGTACATATTCTGCAATAGGAGAGTTGCCAGAAGTTGTAAAGGTTACGTTAGAGTTTAAACCAGTATATATGTTGCTAAGTGAAACCGATGTCGTATTTACCGCGGTTACTGTTGTATTTGCTGGCAATCCTTGAACGTTTGCTGTAATCCTAGAACCAACATCGATAGCATCAATATCGGCATTTGTAAAGATTGTGTTACTGCCGTTACTGATTGTGCCAACAAAAGTATCGTTATCACCAGATACACGGAAGTTGATATCAACAGTATTGATGACGCCCTGTGTTGAGATTGGACCAAAGATATAGCCTTTGAGAACGAACTGAAGTTCCCAGATGATAGCATACCGGTCATTGAAACTGGCTTCGTAAGTATCTTCATACTGAATGTTTTTTAAAACAACAGGAATATCCATCACGATACCCATTTCTGGAATGAGATTGATTGCTGTTGTCCACTCTGGCTTGAAGAATGGCAAAATCTGTTCAACAATGCGACAAGCATCATCGGCGTTTCTAGCAAGAATCGATAGATCGATGTTAAAGTTGTACGGAACAGGATTGTACTGATATTCAAGAACATTCGAAGCATTGGTCAGATTTCTATTTTTGCCAATGGTGTTTAACTTACGCGATGAATCGTATTCAACACTTTTGATTTCAAAAGACATTCTAGGTAGAACCTGATTGACCTGGCGTAGCAAGTCTGGGTTCTCTTGAAGTCGAACGAGATAACGATCTTTTGGACCATATGATAGTGGCACTTTCAGTGTATCAACAGCATCTCCTGCTTCATTGACGCGATCAATGAGAATATCATTGAACAACGAACCAAACAGAACAATATACTTTCTGATACTGCCAAAATAAAAGTTGTTGCCAAAAATAATACTTCTCCCGAATCGGTTTATATAAATATAGTTGTAGATCGCGGTGACTTGGCCGAAACCCATCTACTCTAGAAACTTAGGAGATTCCAGCATGTATTGTACATATATTACTATTTATATTGGCAACAAACTTCCTCCGTTCTATATCGGTTACAGCACGATATCCAAAATCAATAGAGGATATCATGGAACCGTTACATCAAAAAAACACAAGAAAGTTTGGATTGAAGAGATGAAGCGAAATCCTTCATTTTTCAAAACCAAAATCATAAAAATATTTGATACAAGAGAATCTGCTATAAATCACGAATCTTATCTACACAAACACTTCAATGTAGATGTAAATCCTATGTATATCAATGAAGCGATATCCAACATTCGTTGGAGAAATTCTGGTGGTTATAAACTTTCAGAAAAAACAAAACAAAACCAAAGAAATAGTTTTACTGCGGAAAGATTGTCTAAGATGTCAAGCGAAGCTTCAATCAGATGGTCTAATAAATCAGAAGAAGAAAAGGAAAATTGCAGAAAAAGATTTATGAAATATAGAGTAAATCCCAAATCACGAGAGGAAAACGATAGATATAAAGTTTCTAGAACAAATGACGAAAAGAATAGTATATCTATAGAAACAAAAGAAGCAATGAATAATCAAGAACTACGCGAACGTTTGTCAGAAAAAGCAAAGGCAAGATGCACAGACGAATGGAAAGCAGCTTCGGCAGATAGAAACAAACATAGAGTCTCTTGTGTTTTGTGTAGAAAAGAAATGGCCAGATGTGGCTTTCCTATGCACTTTGCTAGAAAGCACAAAATCTAAATGTCGTTCCCAAATGGATTAGTAACCGACCAGTCCACGAAGGTATTTGCCAAAGCTACAAACTCTTCATTCTGTGTTGTCGGATCGATTTCATCTAGAACAAAAGTTTCGTTGACAATATCATAACCAGCTTCGGTAATAAGATCGTAACTTGCTTCGGTGAGATACCAGAAGTTACTGTCTGCCACTGAATAGTTCTGCTGGATCGAATCGATATTTGCGATGCCAGTGTTGAACTGTTCCGAATCGTAGTTGAACTTCTCTAGCTGCAACTCAAAGTATTGTAGCGATCCAGTCTGGTAGAAGGATCTTTCATGTTCAACGAACTTGATTTCAAAAATAC